CGGGAGGTAAGCCAACTAATGTTAAGACTATTTTAGGAAAGAAACGTAATGCCCGTAAAAAAAAGAAATCCTAGAATACCAAGAAAGCCGGGTCAGCCCGCAAGGTCTAAAAAACATTCTGATTTATATACGGACGAAAACCCTAAAGGTACGATAAAAGGATTAAAATTTGCAACAAAAGCAGATGCAACAAAAAGTGTTACTAAGATTAAAGGTAGTGGTAGGTCAAAAGCCCATAAAATACAAGCAGCTATAGCAATGGAACAAAGAGCAAGAGTTATGGGTAAAAAAGATGCCGCTGGAGTTTATAGAAAATATATAAATAGTGTGAAAGCAAAAAAATAAATGGCTACTACAGATTCTACAAGTTTTAATTTAAATTTAAATGATATAGCAGAGGAAGCGTTCAGTCGTTGTGGCACAGAGCTTCGTACTGGATATGATTTAAGATCAGCAAGACGTTCTTTAAATCTTCTAACAATTGATTGGGCTAATAGAGGAATTAATTTGTGGACTATAGAAGAGGGTTCTATACCCTTAGTATCTGGTACGTCTACCTATGATTTACCTGTTGATACAATAGATCTTTTAGAGCATCAAATACGAACTGGGTCTGGGAATAGTCAACAAGATTTAACTATAAGTAGAATTAGTGTTTCAACTTATGCGACCATACCTAATAAAAACAATACTGGAAGGCCTATACAAGTATTTATAGATAGAAAAACAGGAGCTACTAATTCATCAAGTGTCGTGCAAAACCCTCAGATAAAAGTATGGCCTGTGCCAGATCAGAGTAACACATACACTTTTGTTTATTTTAGAATGAGAAGAATACAAGATGCTGGAGATGGAGTAAATACACAGGATATACCTTTTAGAATGTTACCTTGTCTAGTTTCTGGATTAGCTTATTATTTATCTTTAAAAATACCAGAAGCGGCTGAAAGAATGGCAATGCTAAAACAAGATTATGAAGAGCAATGGATAATAGCTTCTAGTGAAGATAGAGAGAAAGCGCCATTGCGTTTAGCACCAAGGGAGTTTTTGTACTAATGGGGTCTCCTTTTGCTAGAGGTAAAAAAGCTATCGCTGAGTGCGATAGATGTGGTTTTAGATATAAATTAAAAGAATTAAAATCTCTTACAATTAAAACAAAAAATGTTAACATATTAGTATGTCCAGAATGTTTTGAACAGGACCAGCCTCAACTTCAACTAGGGATGTTTCCTATAAACGACCCGCAGGCTATACGAAACCCACGACCAGATTTAACACAATTTGCAGATTCAGACTCTAGGAGTTATCAATATGGATTTAATCCTGTAGGGTTTAATAACTTTTACAATTTAGATTTAATTAATAATTTAAGTATAGAGTCTCAAGTAGGAGAAGTAAGTGTAACTATAACAGCCCAAGTGGCGTAAGGATTAAAATGAAAAGTAACCCTTTATATAAACAACCAATGAAGACTCCCGTCCCTAATACTGACGGTTATCCTAATAACATAGCTAGCACGCAAACAGTAAAAACTAGAGGTACAGGTGCTGCTACTAAAGGTACTAATTCTTCTAAAAGGCTTGCATAGTGAATTATTCTGAGTTATTTGAAACAATAAAAGGATATTGTGAAAACGATTTCCCAGATGTTTCTTTTTTAAACAGCGCAGGAGATTCTAATTCTTTAACTAGCACAGAACAGTTAAATATATTTATAAAACAAGCCGAACAAAAAGTTTACAATTCTGTTCAAATACTAGATTTACGCAAAAATGTTACTGGAGAGTTATCTTCTGGTAATCAATACTTGTCAGTTCCTACAGATTGGCTCGCTAATTTTTCTTTAGCTATAATAGATTCTGCAGGAGCGTATTCTTACTTGTTGAATAAAGATGTAAATTTTATTAGGGAGTCTTTCCCTAACCCTACATCCACTGGTAAACCTACACATTACGCTTTGTTTGACAATAATTCATATATCGTAGGTCCAACTCCAGATCAGGGGTATACCGCTGAACTACATTATTTTTATTATCCTGATTCTATAGTGTCTGCGGGCACTTCTTGGGTTGGAGAAAATTATGATTCTATTCTCTTATATGGAGCGTTAATCGAAGCGCATATATTTATGAAAGGTGAGGCGGATGTTTATGAAAGCTATATTCAAAGGTACAATGAAGCTTTGGCAGGACTTAAGCAGTTGGGTGAAGGTAAAAATAGACAAGATATGTACAGAACTAAACAAGCGAGGTACCAAGTCAAATGATAGGAAATAGTTCAGCAGTTATTTTAGGTGGTGGGGTTAGAATAATGACAACTTCTGGTAGAGGATTTACACCAGAAGAGATTTCTGAACGGGCTTTAGATAAAATTATAGCAATTAGTGATAAAGCAGACCCTGTAATTAAGAAACAGGCAGAAGAATTTAGAGAAGATATTAAGCATACATTGATTCATTACATGAATGAAGCTATAAAAAGCAATAAAGTTACTTTGATTAATAAACTTAAACAAGCAGGTCATTCTGAGGCAATAAAAATTTTAGAGAAATAGGAGTTAAAAATGGCAATTACACAAGCAATGTGTACTTCTTTTAAAGCACAAGTATTATTAGGTACACACAACTTTCATCCTACAGGTTCAAGTGCTGCAGACACATTTAAAATTGCGTTATATACTGCAAGTGCTACATTATTAAGTGCAGGTACGACTGCATATATAACAAATGGAGAATCTGCAGGCGCAAATTATGTAGCAGGAGGTTCTGCGTTAACTGTTAATGGTGTTGACACAGGAACCACTTCTGGGTTTGTAGATTTTGGTAATATCACATTTAATAATGTAACTATTAATGCAGATGGGGCTTTAATTTATAATAACACCCCTTCTACTTCAGATAATGCAGGGTCTACTTTAACAAATGCGGCGGTATGTGTTTTAGATTTTGGAGGAACCAAACAAGCAACTTCTGGTGACTTTTCTATTATATTCCCTGCTGCAACTAGCGCTGCTGCAATAATTAGGATAGCGTAAATGCCTTCCACCACCACTTATGTTGGTTGGGGCACTGGACCTTGGGGTAGAAATGGTTGGGGTGCGCCGCAACTATTAGTCACAGTAGATGGTGTAAGTGCTACTGCAAGTGTTGGAAGTGGTACTGTACAACTAGGTAAAATAGTTAGTGTTACAGGTGTAAGTAGTTCTGGAGGTGTGGGGTCTGTTACTGTTGGAACAGGGAGTAATTTTAGTGTAACTGGAGTTTCCGGTACTGGTTCTGTCGGAACTGTTACGATACCTTTTGTAGATGGAGTAGTAGCTACTGGAAATATAGGTACAGTTTTAATATGGGGGCAAGTGCAAACTGCACAAACTCCGAATTGGAAAGAAATTAAAGAAGCAGCATAGGAGAAAATCATGGCTTCATCAGCGTCACCAGATTTAAAAATTCAACTCATGGCCACCGGGGAAAATACCGGAGCTTGGGGGGATGTAACTAACACAAACCTTTCTGCTGTAGAAGAGGCAATCGCAAGGTCTACCAATGTAGCGTTTGCAGGCACGGCTAATGTGGCTGTTGCAATTACAGATTTTGGCGCACCTCCACAGGCAGGAAGAAGTTTTAGATTAAATTTAACAGGAACTGGAACAGTTGGACAAACATTAACGGTTCCCGATATAGAAAAAGGCTACATTGTTAATAACGGTCTTAGTGTAGCGGTTAATGTAAAAAATTCAACTTCAACACCAACGGCTCAAGTGGGTGCTGGTAAATCTGGATATGTTTATAGCAAAGGTTCTACTGGAGTTGTTCCAGCTTTTGATGGAGTTAGTGCGTTAGGCGTTATTAACACGTTAGATGTTGGTGGTAATGCTTCAGTGAAAGGAACATTTAGTTTAGGGGGAGCGGCATCAGTTGCTTCTACTTTATCTGTTACTGGCGATCAATACAATTCAGCAGAGCTTACTGTAAGAGGTGCTATTTCAGGTGCATCTACTTTAAATGTTGGAGGTAATATTTCAGGTGCTGGTACGTTAGATGTTAAAAGCAATGTTTCCGTAGGCGGCACATTAGGCATTGTTGGCAATCAACTTAATTCAGCAAACATTACAAGCCAAGGCAATCTTTCAGCAAAAGGAACGTTTGGTGCTGGAGGGATAGCTACATTTGATTCTGCAATCGTTGCAAAATCAACTTTAGATGTAACAGGAGCTGTATCTTCTAATAGTACACTTACAACCACAGGAGCAATATCAGACGGGGACGGTGATTTAAGGAGCGTTCCACAGGCTAGGGTTGTTAATGCTACAGCAAACTTAGCTACAACTGACTTGGGTAATTTTGTATTAAATACTTTGGCTAATAATAAACTTACTGTGCCTACAGGCACTTTTGCAACAGGTCAAATTATATCAATTGTAAATAAAGCAGGCAGTGCTACCGTGTCTGCCGCTGTCGGATCAACAGGATTTATACTAGCAGGGGCTGCTTCAGCCACTTCAACGGCTATATTGTCCGATCATGGGGTATGTTCTGTATTATTTATAGGACAAAATTCTGCATTTATAACAGGAAATGTGAGTTAGACATATGACAGGCATCCATCAATTATTATTTGGTATTACTGGAGCAGGAGCAGGTGGAGTAGCATCTGAGGTTAGTTACTTAGTTGTTGCAGGTGGTGGAGGTGGAGGTGGCAACCATGCTGGTGGTGGCGGAGCTGGTGGCTTTAGGTTTGGCACTGGGTTTTCAGTTACTGCTGGAGTTAATATAACAGTCACCGTAGGGGGTGGCGGTGCAGGCGGCTCTGGAGGGGGTGATGGGGCTAATGGTGCTTCAGGTAGTAATTCTGTTTTTTCAACAATCACATCAGCAGGAGGTGGTGGAGGTGGACAAGGTGGTGGCGGTGGTGCTTCTGGAGTAGGGGCAAATGGAGGTTCTGGTGGAGGGGGAGGGGGATTTAACAGAGCATTAGGAGGCTCTGGAGACACACCTAGTACTACACCAAGTCAAGGAAATGATGGTGGAGCAGGATTACAAAGTCATTCAGGTTCAGCTCATGGAGGAGGAGGTGGAGGTGCATCAGGCGTTGGTGCTTCTGCTGCCGCAACTCCAAGTGTAGACATTAGTGGCTCAACTGTTAGTTTGGCTGCTGGTAATGGTGGAGATGGAGCTAATAATAATTTTAGTGGTAGTACTTTAGAGTATGCTGGAGGAGGTGGTGCAGGCAGTGGAGAAAGTATTTTATCGGCTAAACCTGGTGGAGCTGGTGGTGGCGGCAATGGTGGGTTTAAAAGCCCTAATCAACTTGGATCGAACGGCACAGCCAATCGAGGTGGTGGCGGTGGTGGCGGTGGTAACGTGGCTACAGGTGGAAATGGGGGTTCTGGTGTAGTAGTTATTAGATATCCTAGCGGTAATGATGATCTATCATCAATAGATGTAGGTCTAACAAAAACAGCAAGCTCTCCAGATAGAACAACGAACCCCGCATTTACGGTTTATACATTTACAGCAGGATCAGGAAATATACAATTTTAATTAGGCAAGAATATGGCACATTATGCACTTTTAAATTCAGACAATGTGGTAACTAACGTCATTACTGGCAAAGACGAAACAGACAACTCTCAAAACTGGGAGAATTGGTATGGCAATTTTCATGGATGCACAGTTAAAAGAACGTCATATAACACTAGAGGCAATGTACATTCTTTAGGTGGCACACCATTTAGAAAAAACTATGCTGGAATTGGCTATACTTATGATTCTTCAAAAGATGCTTTTATACCTCCAAAACCCTTTGCAAGTTGGACATTAAATGAAACAACGTGTTTGTGGGAGCCTCCTACTCCCTATCCCAATGATGGAAAATATTATGGGTGGGACGAAGATAACACTAGATGGGTAGAGGTTACATGAAAAAAATATACAGGCTTACCGCATTAAATTGTGTTATTGAAATGTTAAGACCCGGAGCAAAATATGAGATTAGCTCCTCAGAACAAGGGTTAGTTTTTACAAGATGGGATGATGACAGACCAAAACCATCAATAAAAGAGGTACTAGAAGTGCAAAGATTATCTAAAGAATATGAGGATAAAATAAATACAATTTGGAGAGAAGAGGACATAAAAAAACACAACGATAGTTGGACATCAAAATTAAACACAGCATGAGAATAGAAAATTTATTTCCAACTCCAATTGGATTTTTTAAGTACAGGTCTATGTTTAGCGATAAAGAAAAAAAATTTTTATTAAATCAAAAAACCAGACCTAATCATGGAAACAGGTCTTCATTAAGTGATAGTGTTTTAGAGAACAAAGCCATAAAAAATATAAGAAAGTTTGTAGATGAGGGTTTACATGAATATTTTAAAACAACATATGCTCCTAATAGGAAAGTTAAGCCTTACATAACGCAGAGTTGGTTGAATTATACAAAAGAAAATGAATTTCATCATAAACATTCTCATCCAAATAGTTTTCTTTCTGGGATTTTTTATGTACAGGCAGATGCTAAAAAAGACAAAGTGTATTTTCATAGAGAAAGGCTTTCACAGTTTTTATTAAGCACGGATTCTTATAACATATATAATTCTAGTTCTTGGTGGTTTGAAGTAGAAACAAAAGATTTAATAATTTTTCCAAGTAGTTTGATACATGAAGTTAGTACAGTTGTAGGGCAAGAAAGAATTAGTTTAAGCTTTAACACTTTTTTTCAAGGAGTTTTAGGCGTTAACCAAGACTTTACAGAATTAAATTTAAAAAGGTAATAAATGAAAAATGGATCCAGTAACATTACTATCGGCAGCTTCTTTAGCTTTCAATGGAGTCAAAAAAGCTATACAAGTTGGCAGAGACATGGAGGACATATTTAAACAACTTTCTGTTTGGAGTGGTCATGTTTCTGATTTACAGGAATGGATGGGTCAGGAAAAGAAATACAAAAAACCTACTTTATGGCAAAAATTAACATGGGACAAGAGTGAAACAGCCGAGGCATTTGATGAACTTATCGCAAAAAAGAAAATTGAAGAGATGGAAAAGGCAATCAAGCATGAGTTTACATGGGGTAAATTACACCATCTCGGAATGGATGGACCATATGGTTATAAGGCGTTCATTAAAATTCGTAGAGACATTAAAGATAAGAGAAAACGTGAAGTATATAATCAAATGCGTGCAAGGAAAGCTTTTTTATATAACACGAAAATGGGTGTATTTATTGGAGCCTTTGTATTAGTTTTAATTTGGATGGGCAATTTTTTATGGAAAGCAATTATGGAGGCAAGTAAATAATGTTGAATTTATTAACTGGATTATTACCAATTGGAGAGAAATTAGTTGAAAGATTAATTCCTGATCCTGCTGCCCGTGCCAAGGCTATGCAAGAGTTAAAATCTATGGAGCAAAAGGGGGAGCTTGCAAAACTTGAAGCTCAATTTGCTGATAAAGATTCTGCAAGACAAATGCAAATGGCTGCTATGAACTCAGAAAATGCCAGTTGGTTACAAAGAAACATTGTTCCAATTTTAGCTTGTGGGACAACCATTATGATTTTTGCATTATTTTTAATATTAATGCTTATTGATATTCCAGATCAATCACATGATTT